CCTACTTTCTGTAAGATTGTACTGGAGGAAACCAGTGTGTCTCAAGGAGGAATTTAAGTGGCAGGAATAGTCGGTTACAGGAGGCTGGACCATGCCATAGCTAAGCTTGGATGGTTTGGCAAGAATCTGGGGGTTAAAGGCAAAAGTATTATGCTTAGGGCTAAGTCGTTGTCTTTGTATCATTAATATGGCAAATGGCCTAAGCTAGGTGAGTTCTTGAAGCTGATTTCCCCTGACCATCATTAAGAATTTGAGACAACCCCTGATAAGTGGAGAAGAAACGTGAAAACAGCGTACCTTGAGTAGCATAATGTACACAGTATGGGTAGTGCCATAACGACTGCAACGCACTCTCATTTGGATTTCATATATGGGAAAGCTTTAGACCTTATCATTTAGTAAGTGAGCATGCAAGCCTCACCACCTCACACGTAACTCATTGATTAGAGCCGATGTGACGGATTGTTCGATGATATGTCTGAGGCAGACAAAATTCTTGAGTACCATTTCCATGACCGCGCAGCCGCATAGCCTGTTTATTTCACTGAGATCGGGAGAGGCCAAGAAAATATTGATCCTTATTAATTTACAGCAAGTATCCTAATGGAAAAGGAGGAAATGAAGAGACCTGAGTTAGAGGATCTCTACAGGAATTCTTCACAGGACGTTATAACTAAGTTCAAGAAGACTTAGTAAGACCTTGACGCTATCACTCAAATGTCAGCATCCACCGCGCTTAAGACACTAAAGGAAAGGACTATGCCTTAGTTTCAACTCACTAAGGTTACATTGGAGGGAGGGAGCCAAATAGATGCACCAGCTTGCATTCTATATGGTCCCGAGCAGATTACGCAAGCCTTCACTACGTTTTTCCCCGCTCTAGCTAAACATGGGTATCTTTGTCATCTCATGAGTGCCTAGTATGCAGAGCTGAGGTAGTCGATGGGTAAGAGAGCAGCGTAGGTGATAGCCAGAATCCGGGCACACAATGGAAAACTTGGTGTGAACTGGATCTAAGGAAGATATGAAGATTCCGCAATCAGACAAAAGAAAAATGCCGAGAAAGTCAATCAATACGGTGAGAAGACCTACAAGGTGTGGCTAGGCAAAGCAGCAGACTACTGGTCAAACGACTTACCCGCTTGGTCAGCTCACCTTAAGAAACAGGTCAGTAGGTTTGGTTTACCAGTGAAGGAGGCTCCAGTTATGAAAGAGATTGCAACTGACGATCAGTTGCAGGTGGCTGGCACTTTCGACAAAGACTACCCAAAGATAGCTCATTAAATGAAGCAAGAGTTGGAGAGTTTGAGGATGAATCAAGCTCCATCCACAGCACGAGTCAGTGGCGTTATGGATGAGGCGCTTGGTCGGTTTGCTGAAGGAGTGGATCGGATCTTGTCGGACGACGAGGCGACGTACATCAAATCACTAGTTGATCCTTTTCACACTGAGTCGGTAGGCACACGCGTTCCGTCGTTGAACCCTGTGGACACCTACACAAACACTCAGTTTGAATCGTTCACAATTTCAAGTTCTGAGATGTCAGCTAGTGGGAAAATTCTTTTGGTATTCAATCCTACAGCTATACGGCCGAGGCCTGTCTTGGTCTTGAAGGATCCAACGGGGGCACTATTCCCTCTTAGCTCCAGCGCTCCAATTGTGAAGGATGTGAGATAGTATAGGCCATCTGGACAATGGGACTCCACGTTGAAAACACTAGCCATCTGGGGCACTGGACCCATGGCTGCTGGTGATAACATATTCGCTTACGGAGATGCTCCTATTGCGCCGATATTCTCATAATTGGACCAGAGGTACGCAGGGCAAATGCGCTTAGTATCTGCTGGCATCAGAGTCTTCAAGACTAGTACTTCCATCTCTGAGTCCGGGACCATGAGACTATCTTACAAGCCACGTGGTGGTATTCCTCAAACGAGCATAGACCGAATGCTAGAAACCGGACCCACTAGCAAATACACCGTGAAAGTTTTCCCGTCCCAAGCAGGAAACTTTTAAGAGCGTGCCGGGTTTTTAGCTCAACTCAATTATCGTCCACACGTCACAGATGACACGGACATGTTTTACTCATGCACTCAGGACTTCTGCTCCGGAGAGTTTCTCACTGTCCCTTTTTACGGGGTGCCTTATCCACAAGCGCAAGATGAAAACTTCGAAGGAGACGGCCCTGAGATAGCAGATGCTAGAGGTAGATTTTGGGGACCACTTACATTCTTTGGGAAGAGAGCAGCCGATCCCACTTGGGACTTTCTGAATTCACTATCTAGTACCAATGGCGACACACAGTGGAAAGACCAAGCTGGTACTCAATATGCCATCAATGCGACTGACATGGGACGCAATCATCTGATGGTACTTACTTTGGAGGCAACGAAGGACATCACCTTTGAAGTTGAAATAGTAAGACATTTTGAGATCATTCCAGGAGAGGAGTCACCGCTAGAAGTAAAGTCAGCAAAACTCTCACACAATTTTTCATCACCAATCGATTTGATCCGCAAGTATCCCCTTATGAACCTGATGGCTAACCCGTTTGCACCGTTGCAAATCTCCACAGCTCATACTTTGTGGTCACTCGATCCCATATTTTCAGCACAATCTAAAGCATTGAGTTTGGTTGAGAGTCTCGGCGATGAGACAAAGCCAGACAGGGTTAAAGGGTTATTCGGTGATGCTCTGAAGTGGCTTATCAGGAATCTCGGCCTGAAAGTCATTGACTGGGGACGTAACAAACTAGCAGACTACGCAGACGTACCCCAGATTAAAGGGTTGGAGGATGTCAAAACTGATGACATCGACGACGAGGATGAGGAAATAGAAGAATTCAATTTCGCACCTGCACGCAGGTGTTGAGGAAGACCTCATTCCATCAGGCACACAGAACTGACATGATCTGTGTCGCCTGATGCCAACCCAAACCAGTGTCTCGCTCTAAGACACTGAGAGGTAGAATTGATCACCTACCTTTGTGCACATATC